CATATTTGTCATCAAAGCTTTGTATATCTTGAAGTGCCTTTGGGATATGTCTTACATCTTGAGTAATGGGTGCCATATTCATTAATTTTGTAACAGGTATATTTTTAATTTGTTGCATTGTAAATGATTTTGGTGAAGTATAAGGGGACGGTGGCATTTTATCTAATGGTTGTTCTATATCAACTGGTTGACTTTTTGGAGTAGGTTGTGGTTTTACATTTGTTACAAGTTGTGTCATTTGTTTTATTGTAGTAGGTTTATTTGTATTCAATTGTTTTTGACCTTCCATTGCTTTTGTCATTATATCATAAATACCCTCAAACATTATTTACCTCTTTTATACTTAATCTAATTTTATCACACCAGGTTGAAATGCGTTTTTAATTATATTATTAAATGAGTCATTTGAATTAGAATTAGGTGGATACTCTCCTTTTAAATATCTAATTTCTTCTCTTATTGCATTTGCTTGTTTTATATTACCTTTTTGGAGAGCTCTTTGTAAGGCTTCTTGAAGCTGATTTAATCTTTCGTCCATTGCAATTTTTCCCCTGTTAACAAACATAGATGCGATTTCTTTTTTATTGGATGCATTGTAAATTGTTTTTTCCCAACCAGCTTGAATATTCATTGCGGCTATTTTAAGTTTTGCTTCCATTTCTTCTATCTTGCTTATCATATCAGATGTAGTTTTATACAATGACAGGTAAGTATTTAGATTATTAGTAGCAAAATTAACCTTAAATTGTGCTATCTCATCGTCTATTTTTTCACCCAACATTAACTTTTGCATCATCATATTTACTTTATTATATACATTTTCACTTTTAGCTTTCCATTGTTCCAGTTGATTTTTGAAATCCTGTGTAGCGGCTTGATAATCAGTTAAGCTTTTTTCTTTAAGAGCACCAAACATAGCATTCATTTTGTCTGCCATTGTGGTTCCATCTTTATTGCCAAATACTGCTGTGCCTAATGCTATAATACCAACCATTAATGGAATAAGCTTGTTGTTTTCTTGAACTACTTCCTTATAGGTTTTTACTGTTGGTATATCATCAGCTTGTTTTAATTTTTCATCCATTTGTTTAAATGTTGTTTCTAATGTATCTTTCTTTTTTGCTACATCTTGTAATACCTGTTTTTCAGTTTCATTTAACTCTTTTTGGCTTTCTCCTACTTGAGCCTGAATACCTTTGAAACTATCAAAAAGTTCTTTTAATCCTAAATCAGTAGATTGTTGTTGTTGTGGTTGTTGTTGCTGTTGTATTTGTTGTAATGATTGTTTTTGTATTTTTTGAGTAGGAGCTGTTGTTGGTTTTGCTGGTGCTATAGGTGGTGCTTTTTGTGGTTGTTTTAAAATTGGGTTTAATGCTGCCGCTGACCCATTACTTTTTGGTGTAAGTAAATCTATAAGTGTTTGATTAACTTGTGTGCTTGGTGATGTCCATGCCATATTATTCTCCTATTTGTTTTAACATATCAATTAGGTTATCATTCATACCCAAATAGTTTTGGAATAATTGATTGTAACTGTTAGCAAACTGTTGGTCGTTTGAATATACATCTTGTAATTGTTGAGTTAACTGTTGATAGCTATTTTGGTCTATCCAAGGAGATATTCTATTGTAAATATTTTGTAAGTATGTTGCAGTTGTTCCTAATATCAATGCTTTTGCTGTATCAGGGTTTGCTAATTGAGTTAATGAATTTTGAATATTTTGTTGCATACCATTTAATTGAGTTAAGTAACTTTGTTTTTGGGTATCTAATTGTTGTTGTTGTTGGTTATATTGATTTTGATATTGTTGCATTATTTGATTTTTTGGTTGGTTTCCGCCTAACGATAAACTAATTGAACTTGTATCTGTATTTGGTTTTTCCCAAGTATTAGCAAATAGATTAGATGCAAGATTTTGTTGATTAGTAATATAATTTTGTAGTCCTGTTTCTCCTTGTTTTGATAAATCAGATAACATACTTGTTAGCTTTGGATAGTATTGTGGATTTTCCATTGTCTCTAATTGCGTTGAGACATTAGGGCTTAAGTATGTAGCAACGGTTTTACCGTGCACGTGTTGACTTGTAGTAGGGTCTTCTGTCATAAGAGCATTATAAAAGAATGATTGAACAGGACTTAAATTTAAGTTGCTTGGCAATTGTTGACTACCCGTTGTTTGCTTGTTTTGATTTTGACCTAATATATTCTGCAATTGTTGATTTGCTTGTTGCATATTATTTATATTAGCTATAGATTGATTTATTATATCGTTAATAGCGTTAGCCACTTTGACCTCCCAATAAATTGTTTAATGATGGAAGTCCAGCTGCCCCCGTTGGATTAGATTGAGGCGTTTGATAACCCAAAGGATTTGAAGAATATTGTCCTGTTCCTATATCATTTGTAGATGTCGGTTGAGCAGTATTGCTTCCACCTAATCCTTTTAATGTTCCTGCTAATCCCGAAACACCTTGCATTATATTTGAAGCTTTTTGATTTAACAATTGTTGGTTTTGCAATTGAGCTTCTGTTTGTCCTAACTGTGCTTGGTTGTAAGAATTAGTGCCTTCAATATTAGCAGCATTATTTTGTGCATTAATACTACTTTGAGTTGTCCAAGAACTCTCTAAATCTTTAATAGCATTATCAGATAAACCAGCCATTTTTAATCCAGCATCTAATTGCTGTTGTAGCATTTGAGATTTTAAGTTTGCTGCCCAAGTTTCAAGATTTTGCATAGCATTAGTATACTGTGTGCTACCTGCTGTAAATCCTTGTGCTGCTAATTGCTGTAATATTTGTTGTTTTGCTTGATTATACTGCTGTTGATATTGCCCTGCATAAGCAGCTGAAAGCTGTCCTTGATTGTAGCTGTTAATGGCGTCTAATGCTGCCTGCCTTGCACTATCAGATAATTGTGTATTTTGCGCTATCTGATTATTTAGTGCTTGTAAGTCTGTTTGTGGTATTTGAAAGTTTTGAACTTGTGGCATTTGTAGTTTAGGCATTTTAACGCTGCTGCCTCCAAATAAACCTTCACCCATACCAAATAAAGTTCCTATGCCACTTATAATAACTCCCGCTAATTCAGTGCTCATTTTTATTCCTCCTTTTAATGCTTAATATGATAGCAATAAAATCTTCTTTTTTTTATTCTATAATAACATACTATAACAAAATAATAGCCTTTTGTCAAGAGTAAGTTATATAGTTCCTTTTTAATATTGATTTTTCTCGTAACTGTTAAATAGTGAATATAAACCATTAAAGTATCAGGTTTATACACAAAACTTACAAATCCTATTTCTTCATCATTTTTGTATATTAAATAATTTTCTGCATCTTTTACATTTGACTTAAAGATATCATAGTTAATTAGCTACCCATTGTGATATTTGTCATATATCTTTCTAAATGTATGGTTTCTTGGGATATACTTAACTTCTTTAAAAGTAATCATAAATTCCCCGCTAATGGTATTGGTTGTCTGTTTAAAGTATCAACTAATATTCCCAAATATCTCATAAAAGCGTTATGTATTATAACCTCTTGGTTTACGAATTTATTAAGTATAGAATAATCATAAGTATTGGTTGTTTGAACTAAATTCTCATTGTAGTTGATTAAAGTAGGAGTAATTCCATATCCTTTGTTTACTAACTGCTGTGCTATTGTAGTTGTAGATTGATAAAATAATGCGTGGTCTGTTTTATTATTAAATAAGAAGTTATTAAAACTTGGTGCATCCGAAAAGAATAAATTAGGTATTGGCACTTTTATTTGTGGCATACCAAGGCTTTGATATAGATTATTAATTATACTGTATATAGTTGAATGGTCAGTATAGTGTTGTTGTTGAAAATCTCTTATAATAGCAGCAATTTTATCTTCAGGAAACTTGCTTTCTTTATCAGGTAAACCTGTTATAGTAATATAACTAACTGGTGCTTTCATACTATTGACCTACCTAAAAATGCTTTTATATAAGTTTGAATTATATCAAATGAAGCATTGCTGTTATCTACTATATCAAAACTAAATGCACTACCACTTACATTTAGATAAAATATTGGCAAGTAAGATGCAGGAACTGTAGTGTTAGTATTTATTAACAAAGGTATATTAACACTATTTTGAGGTAATATATAAAGAGGTGCAGTTGTTGTTGAAACCGCAATAGCTACATTGTTAACATACTTTGAAGCATTCATATTTGTTCCAGTAACACTTGGAGATGTTCCTGTAAGAGATTGTAAGTTTGCTGTTAATGATATATTAGGTGAACCGCTGTAAGGTATTAAGTTGAAGCTTGTGCTTCGCACCGTTTTGTATAAGAATGGATAACCAAAATCAAAGTTCTTTGTCCTAATTAAACCCTTTAGATTTGATGTTCCACCACCTAATTTGTAAATACTGTTTTGTGCTAATATATAAATACTGTGGTCTGTTATACTTCTTGTTGCATAAACTCCAAGAATATTGAATCCTAAATCTATCTGATAGAATTGTTGTAAATCAATACAATAAGCTAACAGCATATTATAGTTTTGAGAAAACAATATACTATATTTGTTAACAGGTAATAAGTAAAAATTCAAGTTATTAATCTGTGCTATATCGCAACCTGCATTTGTCCAATTTAATTTAGTTATATCAATAGAATAATCAATCTTTTGAGATTGACTGCTTATTACTTGATATATACCATATTCATTAACAAGATAAATTGTATTGTTAAAGTTGATTATACTGTTTGGATAAATACTACCTGTGGTATTAAATATCTCTTGCATATACCATAAGCTTGGGTCGTTGTTTATGGTAGTTCCTGTTATAGCAATAACAGCGTGGTCTCCTACTACATAGATATTGTTCATATATGAAATTAACTTTACTATCTCTTGCTTTAAGTCAGGAGACTCTATTTGAAAAGTTCCACCACCATTTGTAGTTGTAAAGTCTAAAAAGCTTAATGGTGCTGAATATTGAATATTTCTACCACCACCGATAAATACTCTACCCTCATAAACAATTATTGTGTTACCTAATATATCAGGGTGAACTGTCATTAACCCGTTGCTAACAGTAAAACACTGCCATACAACGGTATTGTCTGTTACTGTTTGTCCTGGTGTTGTTGGGAATGTAGGTGCAGATGAACCGCTTGTTCCTGCTGTAATGCACCAATAATAATAACTACCATTTTTAACTATATTACCAACAACATAAGATGTGCTTGCAGCCCAAGTAGTTGCACTTGGCGTATATCCTACTGCAAATGCAAATATTCCTTTTGTGCTATCTGTTATAATATAGAATTGATTTTGCCAATTAGTTATTTGAATATTACTTGCAACAGTGCTGAATGTATTTGCAGGTGCTACTTGTGTATAAGTTCCGTTGCTAACGGTTCCAGCACTGCCATCAGCAAGTATAACAAACATTGTAAGATAGCCATATAAAATATCATTAACCATTATAAGTGGATTAGTAGGAAGATTAACTACAAGAGAAGGTGATTGAAGTTTTCTTATTGTTCCATTGCCTATTGGTAGAAAGTTATAAATGTCCTGCACTGCATTATCGGGAATTAGGTCGGGTGGTTGAGTATTTATTATTCCAGCAAAACCTTGTATGGATATTGTAAGACCCTTCATCGGGTCTTTTTTATTCATCTGTATTTGAGATACTCTTGGCTGTCCTTGTTGTGCCATTACCACCTCCCTAAATGAGCTGACCCGATTTCTTTCTGTGCCATCTGTTCATAGAATTGACCCAACTGTGAGTTACCATCGGCATAGGCTGTTAAGGAAGAAGCTAATAATCCTGTTGTTTTAAATAATACTTGAGGTATATCGTTATCAGTATCAGTTGGATAGTTGAGAGCGTTTGGTTGGTATGTATAGTATATTTCAACTGGATAATTACCCGACGGTGTTGGGTATAGTCTTAATGACTGTGATATTATCCAATAAGTAGTTGGATACTGCTGATAGTCCCAATTGTAATTTCCTATACTACCTTTTTGGAGGGGATATTTAAATGTTCCTATCCAGAGCCATACCGATATTATACCTGTTAATGCTTGACTGCCGAATATGGTGCTTAATTTATATAAATTAGTCCCCTGCGTTAAATTAAATGTCAAGTTTGTTTTTGTGCACCCACTCCAGAGGGCTATTTCGTTGCGTGCCTCATTAATTGCATCAACAACAATATTCTCTGGAATGGATGGATATGTTGGAACCTTGCTACTAACAAACGTTAAGTAATCATTTAGAGTTGCCATTTGCTACCTTTCCCTTTTGTGGTTCAGGTTCAAGCATTTCTAATAATTCATCGTGGCTTTCTGATATAAGCCACTTGCTATTAGGCATATTATAATCAAGCCAACTATCGTCCTTTATATTAATTCCAGAAATAGCCCATCGTTGTTTTATAATATCAGCCAGTCGTTGTGCTTCTTCTTTAGCTTTTTTTTCATCTGTTCTATTCTGAATCTCTACATTGTAACCAAAAAATGCTGCTGCAATTTCGCTTTCTATTTCATTCATTTTTGGTTGTAGTTTATAATATTTAGAACCCCATTTTAAATTATATTCCTGATTTGTTTTGTTGTAAATCCACATACTAACCTCCTTTTTTGTGGGTGTGCTACCCAAATTTTTATTACTATGCTAACGAAACTCCTGGGAAGCCTGTTAGCTGAAAATGTGCTGCTGGTTCAAAACTGTAAAATTGACCCGCTATTAGTGCTGTTTGAACGAAGCCCAAGTCGCCTACTGGTTGTAAATCTGCTGGCGGTGTTAGTTTGAAATTAAGTTGTGGAACTGTTGCAAGCTCAAGTTTGTTAAGATTTAAGAAGTAGATTGTGTTTGTCTGAATACTTGGGTCTGGCAGAATTGGAACCCCGTCTATACTTACTACCTGAACTGCCCAATCCCTGCTGTCAGTTATCTTTGCTGGGTCTTGAATGTTAACACGCTCTATATTTGTCATAGATTCTGTTAATGCTGAAAAGACTGCCATAGATGTAATACCTACATCAGGTATTCGGTAGTTTACATCGTTGATAAATGATAACAGATACCTATGAACGATTTGATAAGCTGTTGGTGTTGTTGTGAATAAGCCTGAACTGTAGGTGTATATTTTAGAGTTTAGATATGTGTAGTTTGACCTTGGTAAGCCGCCCCAATATGACTGATTTGTTCCGTTATCTACGATATCATATAACCCTTGCATTTGTAAGGAATTAGTGCCCATTGTTCCCAATATTGTTGCATTTAGATTATCAAACATCGTTTCATATGCGTCTGTAATCCTTTGTGCAACAACATCTATTACCGCATTAGGGCTATCCATCATAACATTTTCAGTTAAGAGATAAGAAATTGGATTTACAAATAGTGTTGGTAAGAATTGTAGATTTTGAATAGGGTTAGATATTGTAGGAATGTTAAAACTTCCGCTCATTCCTGTCCAGTTACCGTTGTTACCGAAGTTCTGAAAACTTACTGGTTGATTAATTGGTGCCCAACCGCCCTTCATTGGTTGTTGAGTTCGTTTGAGTATTAGTCGCAGTGTAGGTCGTGCCTTCCTAACGCCTTCATAGATAACGCTTGGCATTATCTCTGGAAGCATTACATTGATATAGTTCTGTGCGTTCTGTGTCGCTGTAGGGTAAAAACCCTGTCCTATTAAAGGACCTGTGCCTGTTGTAGGTGTTATACCTGCCATTCTTTATTCCCCCTTTTTTTACTTTAGTAAGCTACGCTTAATCTAAATATAATGCTTGAACAAGTTTAGTTGTGCTTGCAGTAGAGCCCGCTAATACTCTAAAACTTGCTCCATCGCTGTAAATTAATTCACCGTTTCCTGCTGTTCCCATATTTGTCCAAGTGCCACCTATATTCATTTGCAGTGTGCCGTTTGCATCAGGTATTACATAGTAGTATCCTTTTTGTGTAATAACCTGACTTGTGCTTGCCGCAATATTCAATGTTATAGGTGTTCCTAAATAATCTCCACCTGTTCCCGTTACACCGAAATTGACTTTGTTAGCCATTTTTAAAATCCTCCTTGTATGTATCTAATTTTTTCTATTGCCCTTTGTTTTGCTGTATTAATGTCGGGTATTTCTGCTTTTGATGTATTAACGGAAGCTAATGCATCTTCTTCTACAATGCTTGTCTGTAATCCTCTACTTTTATCCCGAATAGCAGCATAGTATTCCATAGCAGCTTCTAAATCCAAGATTTTCTTTTGAACTGCAAGTTCATCTACTTTGGTGTATTCTTCTGGACTAATACCAAGCTGTCTTGCCTTTGCTTCTAATCGTGCTTTTAGTTCTTTCTTTGCCTGTTCTTGTTTAAATTCTTCAAACTCTTTTTTGATTGGTTCAATATAATTTTCAACAGGATTTTTAGGAAGTTCTACATTTGGGTCTACTTGCTTTACTATTTGTTCAAATTGCTGTTTTAGTTGAGGATTAGAGTAAACCTTGTTCATAAACTCTTGTAATTCGCTTTTAACTTTAGAAGCTTGTTCATATTGTTTTGCCAATTCTTCTCTTTCTTGTGCCAACGCTAATATCTTTTGTTGAGTTTCTGCGTCAAGTAATTCTAATTCTTGTGGTGTTATCTGCATTATTTTTTCCTCCTTTTCTTTGACTCTTTTCTAAATGTTTCAGCCAAGACTGCCCTCTTTTTAACTGTAGGGTCTCCTGACGCTTTAGCTTCTGATATACATTCATCTGTTACGCCATCAAAACCTTTTTTCTTACAGTAAGCTGTAAAGCTTCCAGGTTTCTTAACTGCCCCTTGCATCCATTCATCTTTTGCTTTTTTCTTCTTTGACACTTTTATCCTCCTTTAAGTTTTTATTATATAGTTCAAAGTTATATATGGTTGTAAGTTATTGTGTGCTGCTCCCCCACCAACTGTAGATGTTGTTGCTGTTTCTATATTTGTATAACCTGCAGCAGTTGTAGGATTAAGGGTTGATGCGTGATTTGTATCCCATATATAAGCATTAGTAATTGTATGATTATGCGCTGGCATTTCATTTACAGACAAAGTGTGTGCTTCTTCACCGCCCGTTTTACCTAACCATTGGAAGTTGGGGTCATTTGCATTCATACCTACAGGAACCATACCTTGTAAGTTAGGAAGATTAAAAGTAGTTGAACCATCTCCAGCACCAAAAGTGGTTCCAATTATATTAAACAATGCAGCATATGTTGTTCTGCTTACTGCTTGTCCTCCGCACCATAAATAACCAGGAGGTGCAGTTGTGCTTGTATAAGGCAAAACTGTTCCTGTAGGAACTCCTGCAGGATTTGTAACAGTAGTAGCATTAGTAATTCTGCCTTTACTATCAACTGTTATCTGGGGAATATCGTTTGCATCACCATAAGTTCCAGCAGTAACGCCTGATGCAACAAGAGTTGCATTTATAATTGCATTATCTATACTACCACTCATTGTTAAATCAGAGCCTTGAACTATAATAAAATTACTTGATTCATATACAAAGTAATTTGTTCCATCAGAGAATAATAAATATCTTCTACTATTACCACCTGTTATTGAAAGAGAAGAAGTTGTTTCATTACCTTGAAAATAAATAATACCGCTTGGAGATTGAATAGTATAATAATAACTTGTAGTATTATTACCAAGAAACATTGCATAAAATCCATTTGCAGGTGCAGGAACAGCAATTGTTGAATTAGAGGTTGGAGAATTTAATTGATATACATTACCGCTGTTTGATACTGTTAAAGTAACATTAGCATTAACAGCAATTACAGGATTAACAGGATTAGCTAAAGCTTGAAATATACTGTCAAATATAGAACCCGATATACAAGATACTCCACTTTGTTGAATTATTTGAGATGGTTGTATATTGTTTATACTGTAAGGTAATTGAATAGCCATTATTTAATCTCCTACCACTCTATTATTATGATACCAGGTGCACCATTGCCACCAGCACCACCTGGATAAGAACCAGTTAAACCGCCGTAGTAACCACCGCCGCCACCACCACCAGCTCCATATCCATTGGCTGAAGAACCAGGATGTCCACCACCCCAACCAGCTGGTCCACCAACACCACCGCCTCCAAAAGGACCACTGGCACCCTGTCCACCATTGGCGGTTGCAACTGTGTTTATGCCTCCGGCACCACAACTATCGCCACCTATTCCACCATAAGGATATCCAGCACCACCAGCAGCACCCGCTTGATTTGCACCATTACCGATACCACCACCACCACCACCGTAACCGTAGCCAAGTGTTAACAATGTGGTAGATGATGTTGAGTCAACAATAGTAGTATTGCTTCCATTTCCTCCAGTGGAACCATTTGCACCATTACCGTTGGAAGGCGCACCAGAACCACCAGAACCTATAGTTATACTTAAACTATGTCCAGCTGTAACAGAGATTGCTTGTTTTATTGTTGATTGACCTGCACCACCTCCGCCACCGCCTGCACCGTTATAGTTTGTGGCACCACCTCCGCCACCTGAACCACCGCCACCGCCACCAGCGCAACCAGTTACAAATATTGTTGTTATACTTGATGGAACGGTCCAAGTTCCAGAAGAGGTAAATACTTTAGTGTTATTAGTTATAACAGCACCACCTAAACCAGCAATAGTTAGATTAGTTATACTTGTAACTCTTCCTTTTGCATCAACAGTTATTTGTGGAACCTGTGTGGTGCTACCGTAAGTTCCTGCAGTAACACCTGTTGTAGCTAATGTGGCATTAGTTATAGCAGTTCCTGTAGTCCCACTCATTGTCAAGTCTGAACCAGTAACAGATATTGATGTGCTTGGGAATGCAATGTTTACATTACCTGCCGATGTAGCTCTCCCTTTTGCATCAATAGTTATCTGTGGAACTTGAGTTGAACTTCCATAAGTTCCAGCCGTTACACCTGTGGTTGCAAGAGTTGCATTTGTAATAGCAGTTCCTGTATTACCACTTAAAGTCAAATCAGAACCTGTTACCGAAATAGATGTGCTTGGATAAGAAATATTTAAATTAGTTATACTTGTAGCCCTGCCTTTTGCGTCTACAGTAATTTGAGGCACTTGAGTTGCACTGCCATATGTGCCAGCTGTAACACCAGTCGTAGCAAGTGTTGCATTGGTTATTGCTGTTCCAGTATTACCGCTCATTGTTAAATCGCTACCTGTAACACTAATGCTTGTGCTTGGAAATGCTATACTAACATTACTTACACTTGTTGCTCTACCTTTGGCATCTACAGTTATTTGAGGAACTTGTGTTGAGTTGCCATAAGTTCCTGCAGTAACTCCAGTGGTTGCAAGTGTAGCGTTAGAGATTGTAGAACCTGTATTACCACTCATAGTTAAATCAGGACCAGTTACATTAACAGCGTTGCTTAAATTATTATCTGTTTTAAAAAGATAATAGTTTGTCCCGTCTGAAATAAGAATATATCTTTTACCAACCGTTGCATCTATTACAACCGAAGAACTTGATTGAGATGTTGTATAATTAATAACACCGCTTAAAGTTGTTAATGTATAAGTATAACTTGATGTGTTATTACCAACAAAAGCACAGTTAAAACCATTTGTAGGACTTGGAAGCGAAATAGTAGTATTTGAAGCTGGATTATTTAACTCATAAATATTACCGCTGTTGTTTGTTGTTAAAGATATATTACCTGCAACAGGAATTAATGGATTAACAGGATTTGCTAACGCACTATAGTTAGCGTCAAATACATTACCAGATATGCAGTATACCCCTGATATATTTTGAACTGCCGAATTAGATATATTGTTAATCTGATAAGGTAATGTTATTGCCATCTATATCCTCTTTGAAAGTAGAGTAGGCAAAATGCCTACTCGTCTTTCTTTTCGCCCCAATAAGGTTTAGCATTCTTGTTTGGTCGCTCATTTTAAAACCTCTTTAATTTTTTTAAAATCTTCTATTTGTTCTTTGGTATTATTCCTAACACCAAAAATTTTATGAAATTCTTCGTGGCAATTTTTACAAAGTGTAATACCATTGTTTAACTTATATCTTAATTCTTTAAATTCAGCAAAATTATTTAGATGGTGTGCATTTAATTTACCACCCCGCTTACCACATACTTGACAAGTAAAGTTGTCTCTTTTTAAAACTGCTTTACGCCAAATATAATATTCTTCTCTGCGTCTTGCCATAAAACTTTCTGAATGAAATTGTTTTATTTCACCACTTTTTACTTTATTGATATATTGTAATTTAAGTGTTTCACCAGCTGTTCTAACTGGAATGTTATGTTGTTTTAACTTTTTAATTACAAACATATCACTTACATTGAATATATTTCCTATTTCAGAAGAAGATTTACCTTCTATAATATAAAGTTTATATAACTCATCTTTGTCTATATTTTTTCGCATTGTTGAGTGTTTATGTGTAATTTCTATTCCATATTGTTTTAAATAACGAGTAACAGTTCCACTTGATACTCCTAATTCTTTAGCTATTATTGTTGATGATTTTTCTTCTACTACATACATTTGATAAAGAATTTCTTTATCTAATATTTTACTTCTGTTTTTATTTGCTTCTATAGTAGTTTCTTTACGACTTCGCAATGGAATATTATATTTCTTTAACTTATCATAAGCTGTATGTGGGTCAATATTATATTTTTTAGCTATTTTTGTTGTTGATAGTTTATCTACAATATAATCTTGATATAACTGTTCTTTTGTTAACGGAATAGCATTTGCCATTTATAACTCCTAAAGTAGGAGGGTAAAACCCTCCTATTCTTTCTCCGTATTCGGCCAATACTTTTTTGCTCGTGGATTTTCTTTCCACCCATATTCTAAATTATCCCTAACCCTTGATGGGTCTACATACTGGCTATTGTTCGCTGTAAACGGCCTTTCTGGGTTAATCTTGATTTTAGTAAACGACGCCAGTTCGTTGCCTTTTTCATTTGCCATTTTATTGACCTCCTTGCATTAATGATTGCATATTTGATGGCATTCCGCCTTGCGGTGGCATACCTGGTGGTGCACCTGCTGGTGGTTGAGGTTGACCTTGTCCGCCACCCTGTAAGATACCTGATATACCCGATAATGGATTACCTTGTGCCCCTTGTAAATTAGCTGGGAGACTTGATATCAGAGTTTGAATTGCAGACATCACATCTGTTGCTTTTGCATCTCCAGCTACATCTTGTAATCCCCTAATTGCACTTAATATCTTGCCACCCTCTTTACTTGATGTTCCAAATATTGGAAGTATAAAATCCAAAACCCTGATAATTGCCGCCACTATTGCAGAGGCTAATTTTCTTAAACCACCAGTTCCTACTGCACCTGCAGCAGCAAGGGGATTGCCAGCTAAAGGTGATTGTGGTTGAGAGGTATCTTGTGGTCCTCCAGTTGGTGGTGGTCCACCTGTTGGCGGCATTTGACCGCCTTGCTGTAATAAATCCGTTAAGCCTGCCATTATTCCTCCTTTTTTAAAAAGCGGGGACTACCGAAGTAGTCCCTGTGAGTAGCACACCCGAGATAGCTGTTTTACAGACTATCTTTTTACCTTGCGACCCCTTTTCTCGGCTACCAACATTCGGCACCTCCTGCGTGGATTTTTCCTTACACGAGAGTTGCCCACCTATGTAAGGAAATAAAGTGCTACTTCTTCTTTTCAGCATCTTTTGATACCTTTTCCTGTTCTTTTGCCTTTTCCTGATTTTGCTGGGCTAATGCTTGTGCCTGTTGGTTCATTTCTTGTTTTTTAATATATTCCAAAATTTTATCTTTAAAAGGCAAATCCAATACTTCAATTAAAACATCTTTTGGTATTAATCCCATTTGTGTTAACTGTATTAGCAACATTTGATTTTCTTCTTGAATAATAGGACTTGAACTATGTGCGTAAATTACTATCCTGCCCCAATCAATTGTTTTTAGGTTAGAAAAACTGTAAGTAAGAGTTTGCCCTTTTAACAACATCTTGTAAGTAATTACAGAACCATTTATATAAATTTCTGCTATTGTATTAAACATATCTTCTATTTGCTCTTCAATCTTAACAGCAATCTTTTTAAGCGGCGCAGCAGAAAATTGTGATAGTATTTGTGCGTAGCTTGCAGACCTTACATTCTTTGCAGGAACACCTTGCATAATTGAAGTCATTGACATAACTTTTTGTGCGTCTTGTTCAAGTGTTTGTTTTTCTTCCATTGCAATCTGCGGTTGTATTTTTGATTCATAAGTATCAATCTTAACACCTTGAGCATCAATTATTTCAACACTTCCGCCAGTTCTAATTGCTGCTTCTATTTCGTCTTTTACTTCTGGATTAACACCAAAACCCGATATTAAGACAGGTGGGTCAATTAGTCTCTTCCTCGCTTTTTTAACATCACTGTAAATATCTTCCATTCCGTCTTGAATGTTTTTAAGTAATTCAATAACTGAAAAACCATATTCATCAGTAGCATAATCAATTGCAATTATTGAGAAAAATGGGTTTACCATATGAAGTCTTGTCTCTAAAATTATATCTTCTGCTGCAATTTTTTCTACCCATTTCTTTTCTTCAAAATCATAATGCCATAGCTCTACAATTTCAAACATATCAAATACTGGTTGTTTGTTAACAACAGCAGGTTTATTTAGTTCCATTTCATAAGGAACTTGTGCTCCTGAAGGAGATTGTGTTGGGGGTAAAAGCTGAAGTGCCAAATCTTGATTGATTTGGTCAGAGGTTTGTTCTTCAAGTGCTTTTTGATACCTTGATTTTATTTTCTTGTAAGCGTCTTTGTATCTTATCTCAAATTCTCTTGATGTCATAAAAGTCCTATGCATTATGATTTGAGATAGGTCTCGTATATTAAGGCTATCGTAACCGATAGCCATATTATAGGGATTCAATCGGATTACCTTTGGTGTCTCCCAAAACCCTTCAGAGTTATATACAATCTTTCCAAAGCCATTTTTAGTAATCAAAGCATCTAAAATAATTTTACTCAATTCATCATCGGATTTTGTATTTTCAAAATCTTCTCTGATAGTATTTGCCAGTTTATTAACAATCCTTTCTACAAATTCTTTACTATCTGTTTCGTCTAAAGAGTTGTCTAATCTTGGCTCTAAAATCAAGTGGTCAGCACTATAAATTAAGCTTAACAGCTGATTGATTGTTGAAAATATATTATTAACTTTTGCAGAAAACTCTGTTGGTGTTCCGTAATAAAAATAATTATATTTTTGCTTGTAATACCATCTGTTGTATGCTAATTTACTTTTTAGTCTTTCAATCGCTTCTAAAATTTCTTTATCTGTCATAGCATTTTCTCTTTTTGTGTAACTGAAACATTTTTGTTCTTATCATAACTTATGTCAATTACTGGAACTCTTTCAGGCTTAATTTTTTCTAAAATGTCGCTTGCATCAATTTGAACTTGTTTGCCTTCAACTTTTGTATACATCGGAAGTTTTACTTCTTGGTCTCTGTATTTTATTAGCTCTTCTTTAGTTGCCCAATGTGCTTCGTATTTTTTCTTGACTTTAGGGTCTGACATCATATTGAGATATTTCATTCGTTGACTTATAGGCATTTTTCTTAAAATCACTTCTTCGCTTTGTTCAATGGCTTTTTGTCTTTCTTGCTTGCGTTCTTTTTCTTCTTCAAAAACTTTGTAGTTGCTTTCAAGTATGTTGTCAATTGTTTTAACAACCTTTTTGTCAAGAATTTTAATAGCCGACATTGTGCCTCCTAATTGTTTATATTAACGCTCTTTTGAGCGAATTGTTTTTTTGTTTTGCCAATATTTATACATCTCTTCACTTGCCATTTTATCTCTTTCTCTTATCTCTACTCCAAATTCTTTCAAAACTCTGTGAACTGTCATAGGAGAGATATCTAATTGCTTTGCAATCTTTTTCATTGACAAACCCTCGTCTTCATACAAGCTTTGAATAACTATCTCTGGCATTAAACCTTCTTTTTCTAAAGCTATAAATTTTGAATTTCTAAATTTTGGTGTCTCTAAATTATCACGCATTTCTACCTCCTCTGCGTGCACATTTCTTCTCCCCATATTATAAGTATAGCACATTTTGGGTCTTTACGTGAAATTCTGTTTTTTCCGTAGAATATATTGTTATAACAAGAATATCTTACCAAAAAATCGTTTATAAAAAAAGTCTCATTTTTATTACCAAAATTATACCCTTAAAAACCTTATTCTAACAACATCTGATTTTTCAAAAAAAATTACTTTTTAGAAACAAAATTACTTTATGAATCATTTTTAATGATTTTGTAATATTATACTTCTAACAGGAGCACTTTAGTGCTTCTAATTCTGGGGATTTTAAGGGAAGAAAAGAATTACCAATCCAGCCCGTTAGGGCTGGGTGTCTATGCCCGCGCGTTAGCGCGGGGTGGTGATGCCCGCTTTATGCGGGCAAAAATCCCACGCCGATAGGCGTGGAACACTTTTTGCTACGCGCGCGTGCGTGCGCGCGCGATAAGATATATTATATTTATATTTATATCTATCCCCCTTTAGGGGGATAGGTTTTCTTTTCTTTTCTTTTTCTTTTATTTCTTTTTTCTTTTGGTTCTTTTCTTTTTTCTTGTTTTTCTTTTTCTTTTCTTTTCTTTTTTGAAAAAAGTGTTGCTGAAAGCCCGCTTGCATTTGCAAGTGTAACTCAAGGGTATGTTTTGCGGGGGAAAGCAATGAGGGTCGCGCAAACGCGTGAATTTTGCGCCTTCCAATTCATAATTGGTTAGCAAGTTGGTTACTAATTTTTTTGCTTAAAAATAATCAAGCGTTTGTTTTAATCAATCGTTTAATTAGTGCTTAAAATATAACTAAATTATATAAGCGCGTTTGTTATATATGTTACCAAAGCAAGTAAGCGTGTCGCTAACCATTACCAGACTTGTCAAGTTATAAGTTTATAACAAAACAGGTTAGTAAGAAGGTCGCTTACTTGTTTGTGTATAAGCGTAGCTTGCTAAAGCAAATATGATTAAGTCATAATATAACTAATTCCATAGATGTTAAGTTGTTAAGTTGGGCAAGTTAACAAGTTAGCTATTAAGAC